TACTACATCTTCAGCCCCGCGCTGGCAGATGGCAACGACCAGCTGTTGAACTTCCCGGTGTACGAGAACCCGGCGATGGCGTCGCAGGCATCTGCCGCCAAGTCGGTCATCTTCGGCCACCTCCCCAGCTACTACGTCCGTCAGGCCGGTGGCCTGAGGCTCGACCGCAGCGACGACTACGCATTCAATGCGGACCTCGTCACGTTCCGCGCCACGATGCGCGTGGACGGCAACCTGCCGCAAACGAGCCACGTCAAGTACTTCATCAACAACAGCTGATAACGCTGTCGATGAAGTCCCTTGACGGGGACTAAAAGTCGAGCGGTCCGGCACCCACACGCAGGGTGGTGCCGGGCCGCTTTGACATTTCTCGGCTACTCTTGAAGTGACCTGCGAAGGAGGTCTGCGTGAATGAGAGTCGTAATCAAGAACGTGCCCGTGGACTTGCCGGAACCGGAGGCGATCCTGCTCTTGCAGCGGGGCGTGGCGCACTTGTGGGAGGAATCAGTCGTCGAACCAAGAACGCGACCCGCACACTCTGGTACTCAAACGCACCGTGGTGCGGAACGGGCTACGGCCAACAAACCCAGCAAGCGGTCCAAAGGCTCATCAAAGAAGGGCACGAAGTCGCAATCCACGCAAACTACGGCCTCGAAGGCTCCACGTCGGCGTGGAACCAAATCAAAATCTACCCGCGGGGACTGAACCCGTACTCCGACGACATCATCGTCGCCCACTGGATGGAGTGGACGCAGCACACGAATCTGCCGAAGCTGCTCATCACGCTGTTTGATGTGTGGGTATTGAAGGCTCCGAATCTGGACAAGGTGCCGAACATTGCTTCGTGGGTTCCGATCGACCATGCGCCGATTCCGCCCGACGTGTTGAAGTGGTGTCAGCGTCCTAATGTGATGCCGATAGCGATGTCAAAGTTCGGGAAGTCCGAGCTCGACAAGGCTGGCGTACGCAACGTGTACGTCCCGCACGCAATCGAATCTGTCTACAAGCCGACGAAAGAAATCCGTGACAATGCCAACCAGGTGTTGACCGGTCGCAAAATCATGGGGTTCGAGGAAGACCAGTTCGTCGTGATGATGACGGCCGCCAACAAGGGTGTGACGCCGACCCGTAAATCGTTTGCGGAGAACTTCATGGCTTTCAGCATGTTCGCCGCCAAGCACCCAGATGCGGTGCTCTACATGCACACAGAGGCTTCGTCGTCGATGGGTGGTATCGACTTGAAGTCATTGGCAACTGCGGTCGGTATTCCTGACGATCGAATCAAATGGGCTGACCCGTACCTGTATCGGATGGGGTTGCCGCATCATGCGATGGCGGCGATGTATTCCGACGCCGACGTCCTATTGGCGTGCAGCATGGGTGAGGGTTTCGGCATCCCAGTCATTGAGGCTCAGGCGTGCGGCACCCGTGTCATTGTCTCGAACTTCACCGCCCAGCCGGAGCTCGTCGGTGACGGCTGGGTCGTAGAAGGCCAGCCTTGGTACGACCCGATGCAGGGTGCCTTCTTTATCATCCCGAGCGTCCCGTCAATCCTGAACGCTCTGGAAGCGTCCTATGCGGCTTCTCGTGGCACGTCCCAGAAGGCGGTTGACTTCGCCAAGCAGTACGACGCAGACACCGTGTATGAAACCCATTGGAAGCCAGCCATGAAGGAGATCGTGGAATGGTGCCGCTCGTCCCAGTCCTGATCTGCCCGGTACTTACCGAGCATTGGCGGGTTGATGCGATGCTGCTTTCGTTTGAGGGTCGTATTGGCAAGCTCATCTGCATTGACAACGGCAACTCGGAGTGGAATGTGCGCACGCATAAGGCGTCGGAAACTTATGTGTGGCGGATGCCAAGCAACCTTGGTGTGGCAGCATCTTGGAATCTCGGCATCAAGGCGACACCGTTCTCGCCTGGCTGGATGATTGTCAACCATGACGTGCAGTTCGGTGAAGGTGGAGTCGGCCAGTTCTTCGGTCAAGCCACCGATGACAACATCGTTCTCGGCGGGAAACCGAACTGGTCATGCGTATGGATCGGCAGCAAAGTCGTTGAGAGAATCGGCCTGTTCCATGAAGGATTCCACCCGGCGTATTTTGAGGACAACGATTACGAGGTGCGAGCCCAGAGGGCAGGTGTAGAAATCGTCAAATCAACTGCGGCAATCAACCATCGCAACTCGAGCACGCTCGCATCCGATGAGAAGTTTCAACAACGAAACTCTCTCACTTTCCAAGCCAACCTCGCAAGGTTCAATGAACGGTTGCACGAGCCGTGGGAAGAGCTGCGAGATTGGGAACTGGAACGCAGGAAAGAGCAATCTTGGGATTGATTCCGATTACGGTCTGCACGCCTACGATTCCGCCACGCGGAGAGCTGCTCGCCAGGGCTGTCCGCTCGGTGCAGAATCAGACGTTAAAACCAGAGGCGCACATCATCAGCGTCGATCACAACCGCAACGGTGGCCCGGCGACGTTGGATTCGGCAATCAGGGCGGCAGAGACCGAATGGATTGCCACTCTCGACGACGATGACGAATGGCTGCCTCACCACTTGGAGACCTTGTGGGGCATCGTGAAGGACGGCAACGCCGATCTCGCATTCACTCATTTCACCTATTCGTCATCGGGCGACGGCGGTCACCTGGAGAAATGGCGTGGCGTACCTTACGACAACGCACACCCTCGGCAAATCACGAACGTGTTTCTGGTGCGCAAGTCGTTGTGGGCTGAGGTGGGCGGGTTCTCTGGCGGGTTCGACCCGGACTCGTATGTCGTTGACGGTGAGAACAATCGGGTCGGCTACGACTTTCATTTCACTCGCAAGTGCGCTGCGGCTGGTGCGAGGTTCGTGAACTCGCCGCTGGTGACGTGGATTTATCACGTCGGACACGGCTCGACACTCGGGATGAGGAGCCGTTGGTGAGCACCGTTTCTTTGGCGGTGATGAGTTGGTGCAAGAAGGACGTCGACATTTTTGCTCAGTATTGCGAGCCGTGGTGGAATGCCATCAAGGCGACGTCAAGGAAACCTGACAAGGTCGTCATCTGTCATTGGGTGCCGGATACGGCAGGTGTCACCGCGATTCCAGATTGGATGCCAGCCGACCAGGTGGTGACGCTGGGGTTCCCGAACGGTACGACGACGGCAGACATGTTGAACGCAGCCATCGCCAACTGCGGTACCGATTGGATCATGTTCATCGGACTTGACGATGAAGTGATGCCGGATGCGTTCTTGCAGATTGACGAAGCCGATGCGGCTGGTGCGGACGTGCTGTCGACGAGGGTGAAGTTCAGCAACGGTGGAGAGTGGCTCGGAATCTGGGATACGTCCGTTCTTCGAGACAGGCCGCCTCTGCCGTCGAACTGCCCGATGCGAGTCAGAACGCTGCTCGATGTGGGAGGTTTCGCGGAGATGAAATACCACGATTGGGGAATGTGGGTGAAGCTCGCCAAGCACGGTGCGACCGTCTACCAGGGCAACACTTACGGGATGCTGTTTCATCACGGTGAACGACACGAAACCCAATCCGGCGTGCAATCGTCGGGTCACGAAATCGGGCGTCAGCAAGTGCATGATTTGGCCGCCGAAATAGGCTGGGACTTCTGACCTCTTGAAGCGTTGCGAGTAGGATTGACTCGTCATGGCGACCAACGGCTACGCAACATTGGCAGAAGTCAAAGCGGCTTTACGGATCGGGACAGCCGACACCGTCGATGACGTGCTGATTGACAACTGCATCGGTGCCGCATCACGCCTCATTGACGGTTATTGCAACCGCCAGTTCTGGGCCGTGTCGTCGGCAACCCCGCGAGTGTTTCAAGCGAACAACGAATACTGGACGGACTGCGACGACTTCTACTCGACGACCGGGTTCGTGCTAAAGACGTCGTCGTTCGCCGACGGCAACTTTGACACCACCTGGCAGACGACCGACTATCAGCTTGAACCGTTGAACGGTGTGCTCGATGGATTGACGTGGTCTTACGACAAGATTCGTGCCATCGGCGACTACCTGTTCCCGACCGTCAACGCGAACTACGGAATGCAGGCATTGGTGCAGGTGACTGCCTTGTGGGGTTGGGCGACCGTACCGGAGCCCATCAAGCAGGCGTGCATCATCCAATCGTCTCGCATCTTCAAGCGATACGATTCGCCGCTCGGCGTCGCAGGCTTCGGCGACCTTGGCGCAATCCGCGTCTCTCGATTCCTCGACCCTGACATGGCTCAGCTCGTCGAGCCGTATCGACGAATGCGGATGTTCGCCTAATGCCAGCCACAATCAGCCAAGTCAAAGACGGCTTGAAAGCCGCCATCAACACCGTCTCAGGACTGCGTGCATTCGACTACCAGCCCGACCAGGTGAACCCACCGTTCGCGTGGCCGACACTCGACACCGTCACCTTCCATCAGACCGGCATGGCGTCTGGTGGCGTCGTCATGAACTTCACTATCACGTTGATTGTGAATCGCTCATCTGAACGCACCGCCCAAGACCAACTCGACCAATACATGAACTGGGACGGAGCCAAATCGCTTCGTGCCGCCATTGAAGCCGACCGCACCTTGGGCGGAGTCTGTTCCGATCTCATCGTCACCAACGCCGAGAACCTCACGAACATTGACGCCAACGACACGCTGTATCTGGCGGTCGATTTCAAGGTCACGGTGTACGCTTAGAACGTGGCGAAATACCTCGTATCTGGACCATTTCCCGTCAGCGGCGTTCAACCGGGCGGGCATGTGGACGGAAGCGGAATTGACAATGTAGAGTTGTTGCTGCAAGCCGGTGTCCTCACGCTGGTTGAAGAATCCAAGAAACCTCTAAAGGCCGATAAGGCAGGAGACAAATAGTCATGGCAAAGCTGGTCCTCAAAGACGCGAACATCGTGTTCAACGGCACGGATGTGAGTGCGAATGTGGCGAGTGTGAGTTTGTCGACAACCGCGGCTGAGGTTGCGACCACGGCGTTCGGATCTTCTGCGGTCACGAGGGTCTCAGGGTTGGTGGACAACTCGGTGACGTTCAGCATTCACAACGACTACAACGCCATCGACGGAATCTTCTTCCCGCTCGTCGGCTCGACCGCAGTCACCTGCGTCATCAAGCCGAACGGCACTGCTGCTGCTTCCTCGGCGAACCCGTCGTACACGTTCTCGGTTCTCGTGACCGAGTGGACTCCGGTCAACGGTGCGGTCGGCGAACTCGCCACCGCCGATGTGACGTTCCCAATCTCGGGCGCGATCACCAAGTCCACCGGAGCCTGATTCCAATCCACCTAACCTGCGGAGGTAGACAATGAAACTCGGTTTGACCGTACACGGCACCGACGGCAAGAAACGACTCGCAGTCGTAGCATTCGCCGACTTCGTGAAGTACGAAGAAATCCACGACAAGTCGATGGCGAAAGTCGAAGCCGAGATGAAAGTGCGCGACCTCGCCTGGCTTGCCTGGCATTGCGAACGACGCAACAAAGTCACCGCACTTGAGTTCGACGCATGGCTCGACACTGTTGAAGAGATTTCTGCTGGTGAAGGCGAGGACAAGATTCTCCCTTTGGAGAGCAGTCAGCCCACTGGCTGATCGCCTATTTGGCGGTTGAGACGGGCATAGCCCCGTCAGTGTTGCTGGCGGAATCTCCACGGATGCTCTACACGATGACCGCGTATCTGCGTTGGCGTGCAGTGAAGATGAATCCGAATACGCCCTACAATCGGTGACATGCCCGAAGTTCAAGCGTTAGGTCGAGCCGGTGCGGTCACCATCGCCGCACCAGAACTATTCAACTTCCTTCGACTCGCCTCGCAGGCATACCCTGACTTCAACCGCGAGATGCGCAAGGCCGCCGAAGAAGTCGCCCAGGTGATCGTGGACAGTGCCAAGGTGAACGCAGCCGGACAACCTAAGCACGGTCCGACAGTTCGAGGCTCGTCAGGTATGTCGCAGGCTCAGGCGGTGGTGAACAAGTTGCGTGCCAGACGTGACCGTATCCCTACCGTCAAGCTCGACTCGAAGCAGGCGTTCGTTTCAGCTTCGCGTCCGAATCGGAAACGCAAGACGAAGGTGACTGCCGGTGACGTGTTCTTCGGTGCTGAGTTCGGTGGTCGTCGACGTCCTACGACGATGCAGTTCTTGCGGCATCGTGGCCGTCAGGGCTACTTCTTCTGGCAGGCAGTCAGGGACAACAAGTCCTTTATCGCCAAGGAGTATTCAGAGAAGATTGACCTCGTCTTGAAGAAGCTTGCTGCGGAGGCTGGCTGACGCTAGGGTGAACCCAGGAGGCCCGCCATGCCTGCGAAAACGATGATTCATGCCGTCAAGTTTCGTGACGTCAAATCCAACCAGCCGCAGAAGTTCGCCATCTCCTGGCAAGGTTTGAGCAGCCTGCTGCAAATCAGCGAGGCAAGAAGCGACAAGACACAGCGCGAACTCTGGTCCCCGGTCACTTACTTCAACGGCACAACTCGAGGCAATCGCAACGTCGAGTACGTCACCTGTCTCGTCGTCGACATGGACGGCGAAGCCTTCGATCATGCACGACTTGACGGCTTGGAGTATCTCGCCTACACCACCTGGTCGCACACGCCAGAAGACCAGCACTGGCATCTCGTCCTGCCACTTGCCTATCCGGTGCCTGCCGATCGTTGGCACGAAGTCTGGACTCGTCTGCACGAACGCATCAATGTGGTCGGCGACCCGCAGACCAAAGACCCAGCCCGCATCTTCTACCGTCCGCAACACAAACCGCTCACTACTCCTGACATCAAGATTGGGTTCGGCGAGTTCATCGACCCACAGCTCGAAGAACGCTTCATCGCTCGGCCTGTCATCCGACGCAACCAGCGTGCATGGGAATCGAAGAAGAAGCGGTATTGGGAAGACGAAGCATGGTGGAATGAACCGCAGGACTTGTCACGATTCGACGGTATGACCAAGCCGCAGATTGCTGCGGCGTTGCGTGCAGACTTCGCCGAACTGCGAAAGACGCTCAATCTGGACTGAGTAGAATCGGCAGTCATGGCCGTCACCCGTGACTTCATTGTCAAGCTCATCGCTGACCCTAAAGAACTGCTCAAAGGGTTCAACGAGATTGGTGACCGGGCGAAGTCAATCTTCGGCGGTGCCGAAGCGGACATGCAGAAGCTCGTGCCGAGCATCGCTGCCGTCACGGCAGCATCGGCTGCGGCCTTCGCAGGCTTGGCTGCGTTCGCCACGAAAGCCACGCAGGCTGCCATTGAAGACCAGGCAGAGCAGGAGAAGCTTGCTCAGACGCTCCAGAACGTCGTCGGCGCAACCGATGAGGCGGTGGCGTCGACGGAGAAGTTCATCGAAAGTCTTGCCAAGACGACTACGTTCTCCGACAGTCAACTCCGCCCGGCATTGTCATCGCTTGTCGTTGCGACTGGTGACCTGACTCGAGCGCAAGACCTACTGACGGTCGCCCAGGACATCTCAATCGCGACCGGAACTGATTTACAACAGGTCAGCGATGCGCTTGCCAAGGCAAGCAATGGAAACAATAAAGCCCTTCAGGCGTTGAGCCCGACGCTACGAGACAACATCAAGGAAGGCCAGTCCTTCGATCAGGTGTTGCGAGAGTTGCAAGCGAACTTCGGTGGTGCTGCGAACGCGGCAGGTCAGACGCTTGCCGGACAGATGACGATTCTTCGCAACCGATTTGATGAGATTGTCGAGTCAATCGGAACTGCGTTCCTGCCGGTGCTTGAATCGCTGGTCGGCATCTTGGACAAGGTATTGAGTTTCGTTGAGAACAATACCGAAGTAATCGTTTTCCTCGGAACAGCCTTGGCGACAATCACTGGAATCATCACTGGAGTCGCCGCGGCATTTGGTGCCTACACCGTGGTCATGAAACTTGCGGCAGCAGCAAACGTGGTTTTCGGCGCGTCACTAACTGCAACGGGAATCGGTGCCATCATCGTTTTGATTGGCCTGTTGGTAGGCGCATTCGTGACTCTGATTGCCAAGACCGGCAGCGTATCCAACGCCTTCAAGACGATGGGCAACTTCCTCATCATGGTCTGGGAGCAGGCCACGAACAACATCCTGATTGGCGTCAACTTCGTCATCGACGCATTGAACCTCATCACGAGTCCTCTGCGGAAGATTGGCATCGATATCGGAACCATCGACAAGATTGCCCCGGTGGCGTTCGGTCGCATGGAGCTCTCCGCCAAGGAAGCAGCCGATGGAGTCAATCAAATCAAGGTTCGCCTCGAGCAGACCTCGGGCGCGTTGCAGCGTTTCGTCTCAGGTGTTCAGGCGGAGAACCGTGCCCGTGCAGCTTCAGCCAACGCGCTTGACGAATACAACAAGAAAGTGCGAGAGCAAATCTCTTCTGGATCGGGTGCAGCCGAGAAGACCAAGACCGCAGCCGAGAAGTTGAAGGAATACACGCAGGTCTTGAAATCAGCACAACAAGCATCCAAGGCATTCGGTGACGCCCAGAAGCGCACCAGCCGTGCCCAGCAGTCCGTGGCTGATGCAGACAAGGCTGTCGCCGACGCCCAGGCTGCATTGCTCAAGGCTCAGCAGGCTGGTTCGCCAGCCGAGATTGCTGACGCCCAGCGAGCGGTGGCTGCGGCTGAACGTGGTCTTGCCAGGGCGAAGTTCGGTCAAGAAGAAGCAATCATGGCGGTGCGTGACGCTGAACGCAAGCTCGCCGAGATTCGCCAAGACCCGACGTCGACACCTGATGCGATTCGTCGTGCCGAGATCGACTTGGCTGAGGCGAAGTTCGCTGTCGCCGACGCCGAAGACAACCAGATCGACGTCGCCAACAAACTCAACGAGGCACGAAGGCAGTTGCGCATCGCTACGACCGGACTCGCCGAGGGTGATCGAGAGCTCGTGCCTTTGCAGGATGCGGTCACCAAAGCCCAGGAGCGTCAACGCGAAGCAGCCGACGCCTACACCGAAGCGTTAGAGAACCAAGCCGAAGCACTCGAGAACTACAAGACTGCATTGCAAGAGTTGGCGGATGTTGCCAAGAACTTCCCGAAGATTGCAGGCAATGTCGGCCAGCCGGGGCTTATCCCGACCGTCCCGACTCCGGCTGCGTCAGGCATGATGCAAATGCCAGAGACCAGCCAGCAGGCTCCAGTCATCGTGAACGTGACGGC